ATGGCTAGTAATTTAGAAACCACAACTAGACAAATGATTGGTAACAAAATTAAAGTTCACTTCGGACGTTCGAAAAAAGTCGAACGTGTATTAAGAGAGGATCAGCAAGGGTTGTACATACGTTACGATAACCAACGCGTTTCTGTTAGAGCAGAAAACAAAGAATCGAACGTTATTGTGTATGTCGTAATCCAGCAGCAGGAACAAATACAAGAATGCGCCGACGTCGCTGCAAATGAAGTTAATAAAAGTGAACGCAAAGTGATACCAGAATTTAAGTTTTACCAAAAGCAGTTTAGAAAAAGAGTTCAAAAAATTAAGAATCAACAATTAAATAACAAACACGACTTTAGTTACAACTATCCAGTGACGGTAACGCAAGAATTTGAGAAGCCACCATAATTCGGGAAAATCACCTCCATATTGTTCTATTTATTCGACAAAATGATGTAAAAACCTTTCCTGAAAGGTGGTGTCGGTTTTTGGTTGAAATAACCGCAGTCGAAAAAGAAAAAATTGTCGAGCTCGCCGTTGCATCAGGAGCTTCTGATATAAACATCCATAAGTTTACTAATCGTTCTGGATATATGGTTGCAATAACGATGAATGATACAAGAAAATTCATAGAACTAATTGAGGCTATTCAAGAAAATGGTTTATCAGACAAAGAGATTGAATTCATTAGAGTTATTCCTGGGGAGGAGTAAATATGAAGAATGGGAAACGACCAACCAAAAAGCAGAAGCAGCAGATCGAAGCTGCGGGGCTAAATTCGAGCGATTGGTTAATTGTTAAAAACCTCGAACAAGAATTACATCTTGTGCATCGCTCGAAAATGGAGGTTATAACAATTTCGATTTAATAGAGAGGTGATCAACTTGGCCCGTAAGCAGAAAATAACGCCTTTTGGGTGGGAAGTGAAAAAGCGTTTAGCTGAATTGCAAATGACTCAGACTGAATTTTGTGAACAAGAAGGAATTCCCGCCAATCGTTTTTCTGAGCTTATCTCTGGAACAAACCAAGAAGCTAGGTACATGAAAAAATACAGAATAATTGTAGCTGAAAAACTAGGAATAGAGATTAGAGAAGTTTCTTAAAAAATAGCGCAACTAAAAAATAAAAAAGCCCCACTTTTTAGTGGAGGCAAAATAAAAATCATTTAGTACATGATACTTCAAAATTCGAGTATCTGTAAATAGCAATTAATCCATCCATCGCAGAAAAGGAGGGTAGAGATGGAAAGTGTAATTCTGCTAAGTACAAAAGAAGTTGCGGAGCTGCTTGGAATAACGAAACAAGCGGTGTCTAAAAAGATTAACAACGGTGAATTAACCGCGATGGTTGATAACGCAAAAAAAAGAGGCGGTAGAGCTGGGAAACAGTTTTTAATCCCCCTCTCCTCTCTACCACCGAAAGCACAAAAGAAATATTTAGCTCAACAGCGAAAACCATCAGATATAAAAGAAGAAATTGAAGCAAAGCCTTTCGAGGAATTTACCGAAAGCGAACGTGAACAAATCGCCTTCTGGAGAAAATGCCTGGATGATTGGCAGAAGTTCCGTTCCCAGGGTGGTAAAAAAACCGAACGAGATATTCAGTTCGTCGAGCTCTGGAATATTCAGCAGCCCGATCATGAACTTTCCATTCCTACATTATATAGAAAGTACAAGATGTGGCAGGAAAAAGGAGATATCGCTCTAGTGGACAAGCGCGGCGGTTGGAATCGAGGTCAATCAGAAATACCTGAAATAGCCTGGGCGATTTTCGAACAACTTTATCTGCACGAAGGCAGGCCAAGCATAAGATATGTTTACAAATTGGTCAGTACATGGGCGAAACACGAAATGCCTCAACTGCTACCTTTGCCTAGTTATGAAACATTCCAGAGAAATGTAAAGAGCATCCCTCTTCCAGTCATTCGCCTTTTCAGATTCGGCGAGAAAGATTATGAGGACAAGGCAGCTCCTTACATATTGAGAAAATATGAAGAGTTAGCATCGAATGAAATATGGGTTGCAGATAACCACGAAATCGACGTAATTGTCGAGCGTAAGAACGGTTCGCAATATCGTCCGTGGATCACTGCTTACCAGGATGTCAGATCGAGGAAAATTGTCGGGAAATTCGTATCCGAAAAACCGACATCAGATACTAACCTATATGCGCTGCGTGATGGAATTTTAAGATATGGAATCCCAAGCATTGTCTACACGGATAACGGAATGGACTTCCTTGTCACTGATATTGCTGGGCGCGGTCGCAGAAAAACTCGCAAAAAAGCTGAAGGCGAGCATCAACCTCCTCCAATTTTCGAACGTTTGGGAATCGAAATGTGGAATGCAAAGGTTAAAAATGCTCGCGCTAAGATTGTGGAACGTGCCTTCCTTGACTTTAAGAATGAATTTTCGCGTATATGTAGCACGTTCACTGGTGGAAATATCACCGAGAGACCTGAAAGCCTTAAATACACGCTGAAAGATGGAAAACTCGTGATGCCTGAAGACGAATTCAAGGACCTCTTCAACAAATACATTGAAGGATGGTTCAATCACCAAGAGCATTCTGGCCAGGGCATGAAAGGTAAGTCTCCTAATCAAGTATATGCAGAAAATCTTGTTGTTAAACGCACCGCAACAGAAGAAGACTTGAATTTAATGTTAATGCGTTCGTCCAGAATGCTGAAGGTTGGTCGAATGGGCGTGGCTCTTACTATGTACGGAGAGAAATTCTTCTACGCTCACGATGACCTCATCGCTAAATATCAAGGGCAATCCGTTTATATTCGCTTCGACCCTGAAAACATGGGACAAGTTCGAGTCTACGACCAGGAGGATAGATACATACTAACAGCCGTCAACCGAGAAGCCCTATCTTACAATGCGACGAAAGACGACTTGAAGAAATTCGCTAGTGAAGCCAAGCGACTTAAAAAGCTCACGAAAGAACGTGGCGAAGCAGCTGAACAATTATTGTTACAAAAAGGCGTTAAAGCGCCAACTGCTCTCGATATCATGCAAATGGAAGCTGAATACAACATAGCGAACCAAGAAGAAGCTGAAGCAAAAGTTATTGAGCCTGTTCGCGCAAATGAAAAACCTATTGAAACAGTGTTGCCGAGAGCTTCTGGTGACGACGAAGCATCAGTTGTTGACTTGAATCGCATGATCAATAACCTAAAACGATTTAAACAAGGAGGAAATTCGGATGAGTGAACAATTGCACGAAAACCAATTACGTCAAGCACTGAAAGAACATATCGAAACGTCAGAGCAATCTCAAAGCTCTATTGCAAAGGCAATCGGCATTTCTGCCCCTGCCCTATCTCAATTCATGAACAGCACTTATGCAACGCCTCATAAGTTGCTACCAAAAATCGAAGCTTATCTATCGGTCCATAAAAAACGTCAGATTGCGCCTAAAAAGCCCGACTTTGTACCAACAAGTATTTCGACAACTGTGATTAACGTCATCACTTATTGTCATATCCAAGGAACAATCGGAGTCATTTATGGCGATGCAGGGGTCGGCAAAACACAAGGAGCGAGAGAATACTGCCGAAACCAACCTGAAGCTTTGTTTATCACGATTTCTCCAGCTTATTCAGGTCCGAAAGGCGTAAGTGAATTAATAGCTGAGGAGCTGCGCGTTCCTGAAGCGCGTTCCATCCGTCGTATGCATCGAGATATCGTGAAAAAACTTGAGGGTTCAGGTCGAGTAATTATTATCGATGAAGCCCAACATCTTACCCATAGAGCACTTGAGCATCTTCGTTCAATCAGCGACGAGAGTGGAGTTGGATTGGTGTTAATCGGTAATCAGGAAGTTTATACGAAAATGCTTGGTCGTGGAGAGGCAGCGTTCGCGCAGCTCTTCTCCAGAATGGCAATGAAAGAGAATGTACTGACAAACAACATTAAACAAGCAGACATGGATCTTCTATTCCCTCTTCTATCCAAAGAAGAAAAGCAATTCCTGCTCAGAATCGCCAGGAGCCGTTGGGGAATCCGAGGAGCTGTCAACGTGTTTGTGAATAGTGCGAGTAACCAGGACACGACAGTCACTGGACTTGCAAGTGTTGCAAAATACATGGGAATCGGCGCGTAAGGCGCTATTTGAATGCCCTTCAACAGCCGTTTAACGAACTTTCGAACGCTGTTAAACGGCCTAACACATTTGAAGGAGGAAAAGGTATGGCTCGCTGGAGCATTGATGCTGAAGTTTACAGAGACTTAAAGCGCGCAGGGTTAACGGACCAACAAATATGTGATAGATATCGGATTCTTCCTGAAACCTTGCGAACTTATAAATACAAATGGCAACGACAAGAAGAGGAATCCAAGGAACGGCAATTTTTCTTAATCGAGATGAGAAAAGCAGCTGGCTTTGACTTAGAAACTATGGCCGAAAATTTAGGAGTTAAGCGAAAGTATTTGGATGTCCTGGAGAACGAGCCAAGAGGGGTAACGATTCAGGACAAACAATGGGAAAAGTTAGAAACTACTATTCGAGTAATGGTAAAGAGTGAGATTCGCAGAAAACGAGACCGAGAGACTCTTATCATACCTGATAGTTTTTAAATTTCATAGATTGCGTAGAAACCAAAACAAAAAGATAGATTAGGAGGTCCATAGAAATGGCAGCGAAAAAACGCGGTCGGAAGCCGAAAACGAAAACAAAAAGACAGCTAATGAAAGAACTTGGTCTCCTTCCAGAAAAAGAAAATAAACCGAGAGTGAATCGTAGAAAGCTAGTTTTAGAGCTTCAAGAACACAGCAATAATCAACCTTTAAAATATTCTGCTATTCAGGATTTTTACAATGTAAAAAGTTATGTGCTTGGCAGATTGGCAGCGAAAGCAAAAGGTGAGCGATTCCTGGAACGCTCTATTACAGATGAAGAGCTTGGGATGGTCAAAGTCATTTTGGCTATGTACAACCTACATTACATCCAAGAACTACATAAAGAAAACACAACATACGGACACGTTTTCGAAGCTCTGGAAGCAGCATTTGATAATTGCAAATTGCTAGAAAAGGAGAGTGTTTCATGAGAAAGAGATTGCATCTATATCATTGTGAATCTTGCAAGCTAGATTTTGGAGTTTCAGAAGATTTTGAAGATCAAAGTGTCATAGATTGCCCTTCGTGCAAATCCGACAACAATCTTGTCGATTATCAGCAAGTCGTTTCTTATCGAATTTTGAAAACAACAGAAGTTGACAACATTTTCCGACTATTTGAAGAGAGCTTTGGCCGCCTTCTCTCTCCTATCGAAATGCAAATGATCGGGCAATGGCAAGAAGAAGGCTTCGACCCTGCACTAATAAAGCAAGCTCTTCGAGAAGCAGTCCTTCGAGAAGTAAAAAACCTCAAATATATTGACCGCATCCTCTTCAATTGGAGAGAAAAAGGAATTGATACGGTGGATAAAGCAAAAGAGCACAGCCGAGAACATCACAGACATAGAAATTATAGTCGAAATACAAGTACGCCAGAACGCGAGACAACCACTCGCGCAGTCCCTTTCTATAACTGGCTCGAATCTTAATAAAACGGAGGAGAAATTCATGTTAAACAATCTCGAAAAAGTTAAATCAACCATTTCGAAAGCTGTTGTTCTTGACCCAAAAATTGAAGCGATTCAAAAAGCTCGTGCTGATCTGTTTATGGCTTACCACGATTTCGAAAATGCTGAAGGAGATTATGTGGACGTTGCAATCCATAAGTTAATCGCTGCTGAACATCAATACGGGCTTACTCTTGCGGAACATACTGAGGTTATCCAGGACGGAATATTTGATGCGGATAATAACATTGTATGTCGTGGGATTCTTCGAAAAATAACGGTCGGGAAAGTTTTGGAGCTTCACGAAAAAGAAACTGACAGCGTTTTTCTTGACGTGGCGATCTGAGGAGGAAACGTGATGCAAGTCCAATATATTCATGTTGATATCGACCAAAATCCAAGGCCTTATATTGTTACAAATAACAACGGAACGACAACAGAAGTCGAGGGTATTCAAGTCAAATGGGGAAACGTTGAGTTTTTCGCAATGTTATGTCGTGACGAAGAAACAAAAATGTATTTCTGGCGCATGTGTGATGCACAGTATGGAACCTTCTTCAATCAGTCGCCATTAGGAACTGAAGAAGAAATGGATAGGATTCTGGAACCGTTCGTCATGACATCTCTTATCAAAATATTGAAAGTCGTCCATTTTAACGAGGAAAAGTATTACGAATTCGCTAGTAAGATGCATCAAAAAACAACTGGCGGCAAACTCCATTAATCATTTGCACAGATGGTATGACCCGTTTCATACCATCGATGGAGGTGATTAATAAAAAAGAAATCTTCCCTTACTACATAGCTGGGGAATTTGGGTGGTGAGACTATGGCTCAAACTCGCTACGTTGTTTGTCACGGATCAGCAACTCGTGATGGAGAAAAGCTTAGCGTAATCACCATTTATGAACCAGGAGTACCAAAACAACAAATCAAGGAAGATTTACCATACACCAAGAATTGAGGACTTCTATCTTTGAGAGATAAAGGTTCAGAGTGGCTGAAGCCTATGAAAGCGAGGTGAAAATCTATGATACTCGCAATTATCAATTCTTTTCTTTTGTTGTACATCTCTTTCCTTCTTTATCAGCTGAACAAAATTGTTAAGAATGCCAAGAAAACAGAAAATGAATTTTTGTCCATTGTGAAACGACATAAAGAAGTTCATTTATTTTGGGTTGATAGGTACAAAAATCTGTTTGAACTTTTTTCTTGTGCTCATGTAGAAGCAGCTGCAACAGAAAGGGAATGGAAAAAGGAACTCAATACTTGGCGTGAACGTCGAGTTCTCCTTGAGAAAGCGATGAAATCGCCTAATTTGAGAAAGAAGAAAATTCGAGGAAAACGTAAAAAGGCTAAACAGCAATTAAGGAGGGAAATATTTTGAAGCCTCATGAACAAATTGAACTTGAACTTTACAAGGACCAATTAAAGAAGGATGAACGAATCCTATTCGCCGCTTATCCATTTGTCGCAAAGATGACGAAATCCTATTACGATCAGCTGATTGAAAGTGGGTTTAATCCAGAACAAGCCCTTCGTATCGTTTGCGCCCACGGCTATACAGCTGGATTCAATAGTGGTGGAAATAACAAGTAGAAAGCGAGGTGTTCTCGTGAAAAAGAAAATTGTTTTTGCTTCAGCTTTAGGGCTATTGTTGCTAACTGGATGCCAGGAATCAACTATCCAATATCAAGGTGAAAGAATGCCTGTTTCGGAAGTTGAAGAAATCATTGCAGATCAACTTGAAGTCGAAAATCCTGACATGGATTTAGAGGTTAGTATTTTTGAAGAATCAGATGATTAAGGATGTTGAAAAATGAGTGTCCATGAAAAGAACATGATTAAATTGTTTGAACGCATGAGATATCGTCATGATTTATTTACGGTTTTCTCGGATTTTATCGAAATGACCGCAATTGCGATTTCTAATTCAGTGGACATCTGGCAGCGAAACAAACGTGAGAAGCGTTATTTAGATATCACAAAGCGTTATACGAAGGAAGAGGTGGAGCTCTTCCCTCAACTGCTGGTCGAGCTCACGGATGCGTTAGAGAAAAAGCCGTCAGATGTCCTAGGTAATATTTTCATGCAATTAGAGTTATTTAGCAATTGGAAAGGGCAATTTTTTACTCCTATGTCGGTATGCGAGTTAATGGCCGAGCTAATAATTGTTGACCGTATGAAAGAAATCGAAGAGCGAGGCTATTTTACCATCAACGAGCCTGCTGTAGGTGGTGGTGCAACTATTATCGGTATGGCTAATGTTCTCCAGAAGAGAAAAATCAATTATCAAAGGGTCATGAGAGTAACTGCTCAAGACATTGATATCAAATCTGTTCATATGTGTTACATCCAATTGAGTCTGTTAGGCATCGATGCAGTTGTAATGAGAGGAGATACTCTCGCAATGAAGTTTGATGAGACCTGGAAGACACCAGCTCATATCTTTGGATGGACACAAAATCATATCAGGAAGGAAGATGAACGTGGCGAAAAAAGTGTCAATGTTATCTAATTACGAAGAGGTCCAACAAGCTCTTCGGGAAATCGGAGAAATTGATTTAAAAATCGAAGCTGAAGAAGCTGAGATGACAAAGCGAGTCAATGAAATTAAAGAAAAGGCACAAACAACCGTCGCTCCCCTAGTAGAGCGCCGCAAGGTTCTTGAAGAGCATATTGAATTATTCGCTGAAGCTCGCAAGAAGGACGACTTTTCAGAGAAGAAATCAATGGACCTGATATTTGGCGAAATTGGCTTTCGTTCTACTGGAGGAGGCATTCGTGTAAAAAGTGTTAAATCCACCGTCGAGGCTCTCCTATCCCTTGGTGAAAATTACCGTCATTTATTAATCACGGAGCATAAGCCGAACAAGGAAGCGTTGGAAGGTGTGACTGACGACTTCCTAAAGAAAATCGGATGCACACGTCCGAAGAAAACGGATAAATTCTGGTATAACATTCACCGTGAAAGAATCGCTGAAGAAACAAATTAAGGAGGTTTAATGTAATGACAAAAGCAACTACTCCTCGTTCAGGTGGTCGGGCGAGAGAATTAATCGATTTACCGCAGGAAGCGAAAACTGAAACAGCTCCTTCGCTTCAGACTGGCACAGAAATTAATATTAACAAAAATGCAACAGCTTATGAGGTTGATCGCCTGCTTGACGGAATGAAAGCCTTTGTAAATTGCTTTTCTGAAAATCAAGGATTCGTGCTTACTCTTAGTTTGAAGGAAGCAACTGCTGACGATACTGCTGAAGGTAAGTAAATGCATGAATGATGTCGGCGTCTTTGCTAACCCTTGTGCAATATGCAGAAAAAGGAAAGCGACCAGGCTTTGTGATTATATTGTAGTATACGACCGCAACCCTATCTTTTTTCGGGATTATGAAATGTTTAAAGAATCTTTAGAACATGGACATGACGAAACGTGCGATTTACCTTTGTGCGAATAATGTAGTCATGAAATGAACAAAGCTGACCTTTGCCCTCATCATTATTCTTTGCAGAAACAAGCGAGACTCCCAGAACATTTAGAAAAAATCAGGATGAGAAAAAAGGCTAAAATGATAGCTGACTACTATCAGAATAAGGAGGGAAAGCAGTGATTCAAGACAGAAGTAATTGGGTTACAAAAGAACAGCTAGATACTCCTTTGCGCGACATATTCCAAGGCGTTAAAACAAATGGGACTGCTAGAATTTATGTCGCTAGTTGCGAGGTTATCCTCGGAATAGAGCCATCTAATTTAGAAGCAATGAGCTACGAAGAAATGAATAAATATATCGATTCACTAGATCGTCGAATGGCAGCGTTAGCCAATGGATAGACATTAATTTTAAAGGAGCGTGAGGGTGATGGGTGTTACCAAAGCTCAACTAAAAAAAATATGGGCGACTGCAAAGGAGCTCGGATTGGATGAAGAAAGTCTTCGTGATGTGGTGGAGCAAGTATCGAAATCACGCTCCATCTCCTCTCTTTCCATCGACCAGGCTAACAAGGTAATAGACAGAATTGCTAATATGACGGTAGCTGGAATGGCAACAAAAAAGCAAATATGGCTGATTGGAAAACTCGAAGAGGAACTCGGATGGGAGGATAATCCGAAGCGACTTCAAGCCTTTATGAAAAAATATGCTGGTGTCGATCGTATCGAGTGGCTTACCAGCGCAAAGGCTTGGCGAATCATTGAATCTTTGAAAAAGGTCAAAGAACGAAACCTCAAATCATCGTAATGTTTGGATGTGATGGAAGTTTGAAAGTAATATCTATTATGCAGCCTTGGGCTAGTCTTATAGCCCTTGGTGAAAAGAAATTTGAAACGCGGTCCTGGAGAACGAATTATCGTGGGGAACTAGCAATTCACGCAAGCAAGAAAATAGATCGCACTGCATGCAAAATGACTCCGATTGTTCAAACCTTAAATAAGCATAGCATCGTCCTTCTTAACGACCTACCAACTGGAATGATAATCGCTACATGTAATCTGGAAGGATGCTACGAAGTGATGACAGAAGACGGTGAATCAGCGATACTGGAAGGTTGGAATAAATTCGTTTTCGATAATGAATATAATTTCGGAGATTTCAGCGAAGGAAGATTCGCTTGGGAGCTATCGAATATAAGAACACTTAATAAACCAATCCAAGCTAAAGGTCAGCTTGGATTGTGGAATTTTAAAGAGGGGTTGATTATGAATGAGTGAAACTCCAATTACCATCTACTTCTCAAAAGAAACGGATGCTCATCGTAAGCCTCCATCTCCTTCTCCGTGGCGATTGCGTAAAACTCAATCAATCGTTGGTTGCGATCGCTGCCGTTGTAGAATCACTTTTGGTAAAGTGAACGGAGAGAAATTCGACCAATACTACCAGAAAGGAACTGGAAAGCGTTTGTGTCCAGATTGCTATACAGAGATAATCGGGGTGTTTGAAGATGGAGAAATGGATGGAACAACTAAAGATTGAAGACTTACCTGAAGTCTATCAATCTCTCGCTGAGAGTTTAGGAGTCGAGGGTGTCATCAAGCTTTCTGAAACGTTCGGCGGTGCGTATATGTATATCCCTAAACCTGACAAACTACTTCAAATCGCACGGAATGCCGCAATAATGGATCGTTACAGAAAAGGTAAATCTATACGCAGCATTGCCAGAGAGTTCAAATTAACAGATGTTCGAATCCGAGCGATAATCGCTGAGGAAACAATGAATGAAAATCAAATCAGCATTTTTGATATTGAGGATGAGGACCAATCGTAAAGCGCCTTCTTGTGAGGGCGCTTTTTTTTAATAGGAAATCTTTTTATAGAAACCCCTTGTATTGAATGTAAAATTTCAACAATTATTTATTCTTATATTACTTCGAAAAACCTAAGCTTTTGTTAGAAATATTTTCTAGCAAGAGCTTATTTTATTTTCTTGGCATAAAGGTGGTGGAAAACTTGGCTTGGGAACATGCCTTTAACATCATCATCTCGTTGATGATTGGTATCATTGCTTTCTACATGAAAGCAGAGAGAAGTCGAACAAATGAAGAAATTAACAGAAACGCTGAACATGTCACAAAGTTAGATGATCGTATAGATGAACTCGAACGAAGCTTACCGTTTACCTATGTAACACGAGAGGATTATATTCGCCAGCTGGCGCAAATCGATAACAAGCTTGACAAAATTTATTCATCACTCGAAAGGGGGCGTAAAGATTGAGCGATGTATTACAGACCGTCAAAAACAAGAAAACAAGAGGATATATTCTTCGCATATTAAAGCTATCTTACCCGCAAGCTGTTGGAACAAATATTTTAGATGTATGCCTTATTGATGCAGGACTAGGAACGACAAGCGGAAAGCTAATCGGCCACCTTAAATACTTGGAGGATAAAGGATATGTCCGAGTAAAAGATGTGGAACTATCAAAAGTAGCGAAGTCCATGCATTTAGTCGAGCTGACGTCAGCAGGCATTGACATTTTAGAAGGAACAGTTGTTGACCCAGGGGTGAATGTAGATGACTAAAGCTGGTCGCCCTCGCAAGCATCGGAAACACTTCAAAGTCGAACAATTGAAATGCAGGGCGATGGTCGATCGGATGTTATCAGACGGTTATACCTACGAGGATATCGTTGCAGCTGTGCAAGCGAAAGGCGAAAGCATCACGGCAGCATCTCTCTCTCGTTATCACGGTTCTTTTGAAAGAATAGCTGAACGGATTACAAAAACACGAGAGCAGATGAAAGTGCTTGTAGAAGCCGTGAGAGACAAGCCTAACACAGACCTTGCTCAAGTAGCTAACGAGCTCATGATGCAAAGTTTAATTGAGCGCATTTCTACTGCTCAAGATGAGTTCAGCGAAATCCCTCTGGATAAAGTCGGTAGGTTAGTCGCCAGCCTTGAAAGGTCGGCCACTGCTCGCGAAAAACTCAAGTATGAGTATGACAAAGGTATTACAGCTGCCAGTGAAGCGTTTAAGCAACGAATGCAGGAAGAATTGAAGAATCATCCTGACTTGTTGTTAAGAATGCTCGAAGTCGCTGAAGAGGTACAAACACAGCTATTAGAAGAGAAGAAGTAAACTCCGTTTAAATGGCATTTGAAGGAGGTGAAAACCATGAGTGAACAAACGAATACATGCGCTGTTATTGGATTGGCAGAAGTCGATATCGAGCAATTAGTAAATGAGTTCGGCTACGATGCTGATCGATAATACGAAGCAGGAGTCGAATTCGATGGTGCTGTCATGCTTGAACTATTCAAAGAGGGCGAAATCGTCAAACGGAAATCCGAGGATCACGGCTATCGCTTAGATGTAATAGACGATTACGAAAACTCTATCCCTGCTGCCGCAATGATTGATTCCAATGGGAACACAATCGGGATGAGTGGCTTTACAGTGGAACAGTTGCTTGCTACTGATTGGCAGATTATGCGGATTGGGAATTAACTGCTGCTTGTGCTTTTTGGTTGTTTAACATGTATTTCTCCCTAATATAGCTGGTCTCGTATGGTTGGCGAGACCGCCTTTTATGCGAGGAAGGTATTAGATCGGTTCGACTCCGATCCCTCGCTCCAAATTATCACAAAAGCCGACATCGACAGCAAACGGTGAACTTCACCAAAAATTTACAAGAAGTCGAACGGCAAAGATTCATTGTTCCTTGACAATGTTCGCACGTCGAATAAGGGCGTTTTATCTCGAACCGACCGAGAGCGACACGGATCGCGTGGCATGGCTGATGCTGCAAGATGCCGTCATATTGGGCCGAAAAATGTAAGGACTACTCGCGGGAGCTCTACTTCCTTCTCCTTCTCGGTAAAATGGCTTTTTTCTACAGCTGAAACAAATGAAGTAGCTGCATTATTTGAGATAAGGGAGTATCTATCGGATGCCACCGATGCGAGGCTTGCCACGATCCGCATATGCTATATGCGAGGAGCGAGTATGGGAGACGAACACCTGAAGTCCTGGGAGAACTTGTTTAAATAATGTTTTTAAATAGATGCCTCCTCCCTCTTTTTTTGGGAGGAGATTTTACACGGATTAAGGTTTATGGCGGTTCGATTCCGTCAATCTGTGCCAAATACAATCATAAGGAGGTGGGTTGTGTTATGAGAGAATCTTCTCTTCTATCCGAGCTGGTCGGCAGTAAGAATGAGCAAGTCGTAGAAGAATGGGAGTACGCTTTATGGGACAAATACGCAATTGATCATCCTGACTTAATCGAACTTAAAAGCAAACGCCCTTTTACTGGATCGACTGGATTAAGAAAACTTCTTGGCGAAAGAAGCATGGAATATTTTGCAAGAGCGTATTTCCCAGAGTACATCCCTACCGCCCCACCTTCCTTTCACCAGGAATGGTTTATTGACCTGAAGAAAGTCGTCGAGAAAAATGGCGGTAGCTCAATGGTAAGAGCTGCTCCACGTGGACATGCAAAGACAACTATCTGGGACTTTGTATTTCCTCTCTGGGTGACGGTGTACAAGAAAAAGTTTTATATCCTCATTATTTCGGATGCTTATGACCAAGCCCAAGGCTTTATTAGTAACATAAAAGACGAGATTGAGGACAACGAAAGAGTTGTTTCAGATTTCGGGAAATTAAAAGGAGACCGTTGGCAAGAGGGTAGTATTGTTTGCTCTAATGGTGTAAAAATCGAAGCCCTCGGTGCAGGAATGAAAGTCCGTGGCCGTAAAAATAAGAGCCGCCGACCTGACCTTATCATCCTCGATGACGTTGAGAATGATGAAAATGCAGCAACAACAGAACAACGAAAAAAAATAAAAAACTGGTATAAAAAAGCCGTTAGGCACGCTGGTGCAAGATACACCGATTTCGTTTTCGTTGGAACGGTTATCCATGAAGACTCCCTTCTAGGCGAACTGCTAAAGAGTCCTGGTTACGATAGTAAAAGATATCAGGCTGTTGTTTCGTTTGCTGAAAGAGAGGACTTGTGGGCTGAATGGAAAGATATTTTCACCGATATGGACAACCAGAACAGAGAGACAGATGCCCGCGCTTTTTTTGAAAAGAATTCAAAAGAAATGCTTAAAGGAGCAAAGGTTCTGTGGGAAGAAAACAACCCTAAGTTTCCAGATGGATATTATAGCTTGATGGTAACTCGTGTAACAGATGGCGAATCGGCGTTTGCATCAGAGTTGCAAAATGACCCAAGAAGCTCCGAAGAACAATTCTTTAAACCTAAGTATTATCAATACGGCGAACTACCTCCACTCTCTCAGTTAGAACTTGTAATGTCTGTCGATCCATCGATGGGACAATCGGACAAATCCGACTTCTCGGCTATTATCGCCCTGGCTACTCATCGCAGGACGGGTCAAATGTATGTGCTTGAAGCAGACATTAAACGCCGTAAACCTGACTTGATTATTGAGGCGATGTTCGACATTGCTATTAAATTTATGCGGCAAGGGCTAAAACCGAAAGTGATCGGAATAGAAGATGTTCAATTCCAAGCTTTCTTTAAACAAGAGGTTGAAAAACGAGCGAGAGCAAGAAGATTGCATTTGAATATCCGACCGATTCGCAACACTGTTTCGAAGGATATGCGTATCGAATCGATGGAGCCTAGTGTAAACAACGGTTACATACTCCTCCACCCTTCTCAAACGCTGCTTATCGAGCAATTAGAAGGATATCCGAGAGCGAAGAAAGACGGACCAGATGCTTTGGAAATGACAACACGCCTAGCGACTGGTGCTGGCATGGGTGTTGGCTCTTTCGATAGAGTCTTTTAAAGGAGGTTTAACCGGTGTTCAAATGGCTTAAAAACGTGATTGCAAGTTTCAAAGGAGGAGATGTGATGGACGAGCGTACAAAACGCTTGCAAAAAGACGATTGGAAGTTGTTAAGAAAAATCATTTCCGATCACCAAAAAAAGCTCAAAGAAATCGAAGCAGCTCAGTCCATCTTTGACGGAGAATACGAACTTTTGAAACGTCAACCGAAACGACCAGATGACCCAAATCATAAAATCATCATCAATTTTTCTAAGTTAATCATTCGTATGAAAGCTAATTATATGTTCGGTAAGCCTGTCACTTATGACATTCCTCAAATTGAAGGCATCGACCAGCAATTAATAAAGGAATTTAATGAGGAATTCACAATGGTACTTGAGGACAATGACGATCATGCGGTAGATTATTTGAATACAAAAAGAGGGCTGATTGCAGGAGCTGCGGTGGTCCTCTTTTATTTTGATGATTTAGGCGACATCAAATATCGCTCCTATACAGTTAATGAGTGCATCCCTATTGTCGATGCAAGGGGCGAATTGAGGCAGGTCATTCATGTATTTACAGATGAAGAAGACAAGAGTTGCATTGAAATTTATGATAGCCAAGCCGTCACTTATCTGGTTAAAGACGGCGACAAAATATTGTTCGATTCTCGCAAAGATGTGAATCCAGCAGAACATTATTTACCGATTGTTCCTGCTGCTATCTATGTGAATGGGGAATATGCAAAACCAAAATACGACCCGATTCCTGTTGGACCTTCTGAATTAGATCGTGACATCAGAACGATTTTAGAAAATTACAGCCAACTGATTAGCGATAATTCCAATCGACTTGAAATATTCTGCGACCCTTACCTTTTGTTCTTGGGAGCAAAGCCAAACAAAGATGAAGTTCTTGGTATGAGAAAAGCCAGGGCGATCTATTCAGAAAACCCTGATTCAAAAGTAAGTTATCTAACATGGGAGCAGAGCAATGATTCGATTGAATTTCAAGCGACAACTTTGCTTGATAGGTTATTCGAAATAACGGATACACCAAAAATCTACAAACAAGAAGCAATCAGCAATTTGTCATCTGTGGCAATTCGACAACTTTATACTCCTCTTGATAACAACGTCAATGAAAAAGAAATCTATGTTAATCAGTACGAGCGCCGCAAAATCATGGTCCTGACATTTATGCTTAACGCTAAAAGATTGCTTTCTCAAGGGAAAAATCCGATTGAACATTATCAAACTGAAACAAATCTTTTTAATTGGAGATGGGTTTACTGGGAGAATCATCGAAGCTTACCTCAAAACGAAAAAGACCTTGTGGACTTGTTAATGAGCTCAAAAGGAACGTTGAGCGACTTCACAATCCTAAAACATCATCCGCTTGTTGAAAACGTACATGAGGAAGTGAAGTTAATTCGACAAGAAGCGATCAATGCTCCAAAAGTCGATTTAACCAATATCGACGATTATCTACAAAATCAAGATGACAAAATTCAAAGTAGGTCTTTTGAAGATGACGTCGAATAGAGGTGATTGAATTGGAATGGACAGAGCTCCAGAAGCTAGTCATCGAACAAAGAAAAAAGTTGTTTAAGTATAAGGATAAGCAAGTTCGTCCTCTTCTTGTTGCTTACGCTGACCTTTTGAAAAAAATGCAACTAGAAATCACTCAATACTATTTAGAAGTGAATGTCGATGATCGTTGGAATTGGCAAACTGCACAAACGAAAAAACAAAAGCTTGAATCAATCTTTTATCAGATTGAAATGGACCTTCAGGATTTATCGAAAACAGCTCATGCAGCACTTGAGGTTGCGATGACAAGCACCATTACTGTTGAATATGCTTTTGCATCCTTTGTAACTGCAAAAGCTATTGATGGTTATATCCTACTCCCTCCTGTTATTCCGAGGGCTGCTATTCGTGAAGTTCTGGAGCATCCGTGGAGTGGAGATCATTTTTCAAATCGCTTGTGGGGTAATACGGCCAATTTCAAGACGACACTTCGACGGACCATTATATCAAGCATGGTTAATGGCGAGAGTGTCCAGAAGACAACCAAAAAATTGAAGGATGCATTTGAAACTGAAGCATATAAAGCTGAACGGTTAGTGCGAAGTGAAATCATTGCAGCTGGGAACCGCGCAAATAAAAAATACTATAACTCCTATCATGAGAGATTTAAAGATTTAGATTTACTAGAAGGCGTCAGAATCTCTGAAACTCTTGATAGGAGGACGTGCGGAACTTGTCGTTCTTTGGATGGGAAAATTGTGTCAGTTGATGAGATGGACTCTATCAAGGACATTGAGCATCCGAATTGCCGCCGTTGCCTTCTTCCAGTAGTAAAAGGTTTTTCTCGAAATATACAACGAGCTGCACGAACCAATGAAGGGGAATACGTTCGAACTAATGCTAAGAATTTCGATGAGTACGCAAAAGAGTTCGGCATCCCTTCTGCATATGAGGTGAAAAAAGAGCAATCGCGTGAACGATACGAAAAAATTAAAAAAGAACGCGAACAAATAAAACGTCGAGAAGAAAAAGAGAAAGACAAAAAGAAATCTACTAAAGGGGGTGATGATAATTGAAGCGATTATTGCTTTACCACACAAAATAAAAATAGCTGGCGTGGACTATACAGTCGGGCTAAAAGAGCTCATCGATCTAGACGGTTCCACTCTTGGTCAAGTTATTTACCAAAAGTCGGATATCACAATCAAGCAGTCTATGAGCGATGACAAGAAAGCTCAGACGTTAATACACGAAATGCTGCATGCAATTCTATATGAATCTGGATATAAAGAACACTCTGAAGAAATGGTGGATCGTCTATCTATCACTCTTCATCAAGTGCTCCGAGATAACGATTTTTCATGGTTGCATGGCAAAAGAAAATAAATACCTCTCAGGCTTTCAAAAATCGCCTGTTTAGTATTTTAAGACAAATACTTCGAGGTTTAATATTTAAACATTTTTAAACGGCTTCTAAACGCTTTTAAACGCTATATGAAGAGTTTAGAAGACTATAAAATACTCAAACTAGGAGGAAGAAAGAAAATGACAAGTTTAACAGTTTCGTATTTTTCTATTTTGGTGGCAATGGTAATTTTCCTATTACACTTTCAAAAACAAAAACAAGCATTCTCTTCAGATGGCTTTAGCTTAAATAATTCGATGTCAAGGTTATTGCCGCTTGATTTACAATTCTTCGCTGGTGATGGCGGTGGTGCTGGAGGAGATGGCGGTGACGGCGGTGACGGTGGACAAGGTGACGTTGGAAATCCAGATGGTGGTGGCGCTCAAGCTCCAAAAACATTCACTGAAGAAGATATCGAATCAGCTAGAACGACTGCATCGAATAAAGCCAAAGAAGATTTATATAAGCAGTTAGGTGTAAAGAATCTCAATGAGCTTCAGGCTAAATTAAAGGCTTCTGAATCGAAAGAGCAGGCAGACGAGACTTTAAAAGCGCAGATTGAAGAAAAAGACAATGAGATAAACGTCCTTAAAACTAGCTTAAAATTCTCTCGTGCAGTCGCTAAATACTATCCTCAAGACGAAGAGTTAGTGTTAACAGCTATTACTCCACTCCTCCAGAAGGACCCTGATACTGGCGAAGTGACGAATATGGAAGAAGCAATTAAAAAGGTTAAGGTAGAAAAACCATTCCTTTTCAAAGCGGATACTAAGCCAGGCTCAACTGAACCAGGCGGCGGCGATCCTCCTGCTTCGAAGAAAGGGAAAGACTTGGGAGCTAGTATCGCTGAACGCCGCAATAAGCGCTTTAGTTAATTGCCGTTAAAACGGTCTGTAAATTCAATTTAAATGATATGGAGGTAGATTCAGATGAATCTAAACAGACGAATTACTGAATACGATGCAGGGAAAGAAATTCTTGCAAGCCCTTCGAATGCCGCCTATCGTGCGGTTACGTTGAATGCATCGAAATTTACTCCAGGCATTGTGCAAGCTGGTCAAACTTTGACCATTAACACAACGACTGGCAAGGCAGAACCGTGGGTTGATGGTTCTACTGGAGAGGCTGTTTTACTTGGTCGGACGGTCCGAGTAAATGTCGGGGAAGATGTTGTTGAAACAGCGCTTGAAGCTGGTATTGTTTTCGAAGCAAAATGTGTTGGTGTCACAGCTGAATTCAAAGAGAAATGCAAATTCATTAAATTCCGTTAATTTTAATTTGAAAGGAGCATTAAGAATATGCTGACAAATAAACCGTATACGCCTTTACTGGCGCTTGATTTACAATTTTTCGCTGGTGGGTCCAATCAAATTTTAGCTCTTGAAGAGTTTTCAAGGGAATCTCTTATCGGATATGTTGAGGCGCTTAACTTACCTTTCAATCCGAAACTTACAAAATTCTTACCAAAAGGTGAATCGAAAGTCTGGACACTCGATTTCGCATACGACATTATCCAACGCAGTAAAGGTGCTGCTGCATCGATTATTCCTTTCGGAATGCCAGCTCCTCTTCGTGATGGTCGTGGCGTTGAGCGTGTTATGCAAGAAGTGGCTAAAATTGCTCACTCTCGCAAAATTGACGAGCGTGAACAATTGAAATTCATGAACCCTCGTAATGAGCAAGAACGCCAACAAGTAATTGATAAAGTATTTAATATGGTTGACGACTTAACTCTAGGTGTTTACAAAGCTGAAGAATGGTTGCGAGCAGCTGCTCTATATTACGGAGCGTTTGTTCATGAGGATAAAGCGAACGGTGTTATCCTGAACATTGATTTCGGTATTGCAGCAGATCGCAAAGTTGTGATTGCTGGCACTGATGCGTTTGATCAACATGAAACAGCAAAACCGCTTGAAGCTTTAATTGAATATGCTATCACATTTAAGAATAAGAGCGGTGGCCGTATGCCAGCGGAGATTCATATGAGTTCAAGCGTGATGTTTGATATCTTGAAGGCTGAAAATACCGTCCGTTCCATCAAAGGGGCAAACGGTGGTTCAGTAACACCGCAAGAATTAACTGATTACTTAATGAAGTTCAGTCTACCTCCTATCGTTACAAATGACGATGTTGTTTACTTCGAGGAAATAGGAGTGACAAAACGCTTCTTACCAGAACGCCGAATTGCATTCCTTGGCTTCCAAGATGCAGCGAAACTCGGAGACACAGTTGAAGGCCCCACAGTTAAAAACGAAGGACAACCTGGTCTATATGTACACACTCGAATCGATGATGAAACAGATGCGCAATTCATCGAGGTTGGCGAAGCTGCGTTCCCTGCTCTTGAGCAACCAGATGGCGTATTCCATTTAGATGTTTAATTCAGATTCGTTAGAAAGGAGCGATGAGTAATGAAGGTAAAAATGTCCGTCAATCTAAAGTATAACGGGAAGAATTATCCTCCAGGGACTGAGGTTGATGTCGTTAAAGAAGTGGCTGAAAAACTGATTGAAAACAAGCAGGCTGCCGCTATTGAAAAAGAGAAGCCTCAAAGTGGCAGCGGCGCTTCTGGAGATGACAAATGATGAATTTGTTGACCGTCGAGGAAGCTCAATCCCTTTTTCCGAAATTGAAAAAAGTTGAATTGGAAGAATTAGAGGCAGCGATCACTCGTGCCTCTATTTTTATTCAATCACAAACAGAACTCCCTTTCCCTATTCCAGAAGACGTCAAGCTTGCGGTTGCTACGATGGTAACTCTTGAAAAAGATGGACCAGCGGTAAAAGAAATATCAAGAAGCGATTATCGTGAAGTGTACGATACCTCGAATCGTCAATGGATGATCGTGGAGCTTGTACTTTCGAAATATCAACCGAAGCCTAAAGCGGACGAGGAAAAGAACGGAGTTTATTTTCTGTGAGTCATTATGAAAAAACCCTATTCTACCGCATGAAAATCTTGAGACGTCAAAAAAGCAACGCTAAGTACGATGCGAAATATACCGTATCAACAGTCGCTGAAAGTATCCCTTGCGGCTTAGCTCAAAGCGGAACACCTTTATTAACTGAGGACAATGGACGTCACGAAATAAAAACGCGCTTCTTGGTGCACACACTTTACGCTGACGTCAGGAAAGGCGATGAGTTAGAAATAACCGCTGATGATGTGATTATTGGTACTTTCATAGTGACTAAGCCTTATCCAGTAATGGATCGGCAAGGAGTTCACCATTACGAGATTCTTGTTGAAGAAAAGAGTGATTCCTAATGGAAGACGGTTTCCGTATCACTGGTTTAGATGAGTTGACGAGGCGATTAATTGATATTGTCACTCGTGACTATCCATTGCATGCTCGGGCTTGGGCTGAGGCGCTAGCAATGAGGTATATGGAACTTGTTGCTGAGTTAGCTCCAGTAGATACAGCCAGATTAAAAAATTCTATTTTATCAGCTGCCGCTGCATCTCCGAATAGCGACGCTGTATTCGAGACGTCAGCTAGTGGCGGTGACGTCAGCGTGATTGTCGGTACAAACGTGGAATATGCCGAGCATGTGGAATACGGCCACGCCACGAGAGGAAATGCTGGAATCGGAGAAGAAGCTGGGAAAGAAGCTGGCGTTTGGGTTGACGGCTTTCATTTTTTCGCTGATGCTTGGGACACTTTCGAACCAGAAGCAAAACAGTGGCTTCAAGATCGGATTGAGGAGTTGTTTGCAATTTGATTTCTAATCGTGTTCAAAATGGTGCTTTAAAATTCTTCCAGGACAGCACGGATATTCCTGGGTACACAACGACACAAAGACAAGAAGCGGAACGCCCCTATTTCTATTTCGAGTTGCCGAGGGGTCAATCTGAAAAAATCGCCAGTAATTTATATCGTCACAGCATCACGCTTCACGGCGTTTTCTTTGCGTCTGATGAGGAACAAATGAAAAAAGTCCTCCCTTCTATCGAACTAAGATTGATGGAGAGGGATTTTTCCATACAGTGTTGTGACGAAGAATTCATGCTAACAAACGAGGTTTATGAGGATATTCAATTCAATTACAGAAAATCAGAAGAATTGATCGCAACCTTTACATTGAGGGGCGAATGCATATCTTCTTTTTTCGTTAGTTGAGTAAACAAAAGGAGTTGAGCTTATGTCAGAAAAACAAACTGCTGCACCAACTAAGCGAAAATCCGCCGCTGTTGTTTTTACTGCAAGTGAATTGATTTCATCTGCTCGAAACAGTCTTGGAGTTTCTCCTGTCGTTGCAGCTGGAGCTCTTCATGACGTCAATGAAATTTCAATCGAAGATGCAAAAAAGAAGGTTGCGGCCTTCTTGAAAAAAGAGGTGAAGTAAGTTGAAGCCATTTGTAGAGGGTCGTCATGAGTCATTGGCTGGAATCTATGCGTTTTTTGAGATGGTGACACAAAATGCGGTTACTGAAGCGGCGCGCGGAGTCTTGGCTATGCCGATAAAAGCTCATTGGGGGCCAATAAATGAGTTTATTGAATTGCGGAGCTATCCTGACGCTAAACAATATTTTGGGACGGGGCTTACAGCTGGATTACTTCAGTTAGCGTTCTGGGGAAGCCCGCTGGCTGTTAAGGTCTATCGTATAGCAACTCAGGAAGCGAAAGTCGCGCAATTAGACCTGACGTCTATTGTCATCAAGGCGCTTTATCCAGGAGATCGAGGAAATGACTTTAAAATCACAATACGTCCTTACTTGGATGATCCGACGAAAACGGAGTTGCTTGTTGTTGAAGGAGCAACTATTCTTCAATCAATTCCATTCGCAACAATTGATGAACTTGTTGAAAAAGCTTCAGACGGCTATTACATCCGAGTTGAAAAAGTCTCAGACGTTATTCCTGAAGCAATTTCATCCCGCGCATTATCAGGTGGTAATTCAGGAGCTACCGTGACCGCTGAAGATTACAGTGCTTTCTTTAAAGCTGCGGAAGCTGAAAGCTTTAACCGAATCGCCTTGGATGGCGTGAAGGATGCAGGAATAAAGCAAATGCTGATTCAATTCGTCAAGGATCAACGAGCGCTTGGTAAGTTAATTCGCGGAACGGTCGGTGGCATGACCGCAACCGCAATCGACTATTACCCTATCGAAAATGTATATCAAAAAGCATTTAAAGATGGAATTGAATATAGTCCTGAAGATGTTGCAATTTATGCTTCTGCTTCTCTTGGGTCATGCCCGCTGAATCGTTCAAGAGCTCTGCAAATAACGCCGTTCGATGAGATTCAAAAACTATCAAACGTCGATATGCAAAGACTTGTTGACGAGGGCAACTTATTATTTACGCAAGAAGGCCGAACAGTACGCTTTTCCACTCCTGTCAATACCATGACAACGATTAAAAATTTTGATGAATGGTACAAGATGGGCGATGGTGCTGACGAAGTAGCTGTTATTAAGACTCTCCAGAAGTCTAAAATCGTCGAAGCAAATGACTATATCGCTGAGGTCCAAGATACATTCTTTAAACGCTTTGCGAGCTATGCGAACACGATTGCTCGCCGTCGAGCTGCTGCACAATTGTTTAAAGATGAGGTCCTGATAGTGATGGAAAATGATGAAGTGATTGAGGCTGGCACATCAGAGTGCATTCCACGCGCTGAATATCACGGAGAAAATCCTACCAAGAACGCTTATAAAGACGAGGCGTTCTTTGATTCAAATTATCAAATTGTTGATGCGATGGAGAAAATTTATCTCCGCAACCGCGTTGCATAAGGAGGTGTGAGCCTTGGGTGCTTACGATAAAGATTTACCATTCTTAAACGTTAGAAAAATTGCTCGGGGTAAATATGGTCGAGTGTTTGATGAGCTAGGAACCTTCATGGATAACGTGTCAGAATTTGAAGCGAAAATCAAGTTCGACAAGAAAAAAGTTGAAAGAGCAAATGCGTTCATGGATGGCAACCGCGTTACTGGCGGCAGTGGTGCTGGTAAGATGAAAATTCATTTTACCAATGCAGAATTCATCAAGAAGGTTTCGCAAAATCCTGATGCTTATTATACGTTTATCGGAGAACTAGAAGATCCTGATCCAGAAACAACAGCAGCTAATTATCAAGTCGTTATTAAGGGCGTCAACTTCGATGAGATTCCTATTCACGCTTTCAAGGTTAAGGATACTATCGAAATTGATGTACCGTTTACTTTCGAGGATTGGGAATTCCTATAATTCTCATTCCTCTTCTCTTTTCCTAATCCTATAAAAATTCGGAGGTAATTGACATGAAAGAACAAAATGAAAAAGAAACATTGAAACCATCCTTTGCGTCACTTGATGACCTTTTATCAGTTAATCCAGACGATGCGAAATATTCGGAAGAAAACGTTGAGCTTGTTAACGGAAAAGTAATTAAACTTCCGATAAAATCCATTACAGCCGACAAAGAAGCTGAAATTCGTAGGGCTGCAACAAAGTACGTTACCACTCCAAAAGGGCGATTCCCTCAACTTGATGACTTGCGATATAACGCATTAATCATTGAGGCGGGAACGGACTCAAATCGCACAGATATTAACTGGAAGGACCCTAACCTTGCGAAAAAGTTAGGAGTGCCAGTTCCGAATCCTGAATTTACCATTCCGAAGCTCTTATCACTAGGAGGTCTTTCGAAAGCCTCTTTAGCAATCATCGAACTGTCAGGATTAGATTCGAGTTTCGAGGACAAGGTTGAAGCAGTAAAAAACTAATATTGAGCGACCCAGAAACTTATACAGCTCATGTTTTGTTCCAGGAGAAAAACATTGATCCTGAAGATTACATGAACGCCCCTTTAAGAAAGAAGCTTTTCTGGGCCGCTAGTATGCAAGTGAGACAAATGGAACAAGAAGAAGCACAAGGAGAATCCGATTGATAATCTGGATTCTCTTTGCTTTTGTACATATCCAATTATTTGAAGAGAGGTGAGGAGTTGACGAACTATGTTTTAGGAGCTGACATATCACTAGGTGATCGCTTGACCCAACCTATGCAACGTGTCATCGATGTTCTGAATCGGACAACAACAGCAGCGGACCGTTTGAATGCTGCTCTTCGGGGAGCGAATCCAGCAGCTCAATCGGCTGGTCAAGGTGGAGCTAGTCAACTTAACCAACTTTCGAACGCATCTAATAATGCAGCCAACAGTGCAAATAATCTTCAGCAACAAACACACCAGGCGAATGAAGAATTGAGACGACAACAGCGAGAAGCGCAGCAGGCGGCTCAGCGATTGCAGGACTTGCGGCAAACATATGGCGGTGTGAGCGGCACAATGGCTCAATCGCTTGATCGCATAAATCAAGCATCGACTGGACTTCAAACATCAGGACTTGCAATTACAGCAGCTGGGGGCGCAATTGCTTTCGGACTCGGTTCAGCTGTTAACAAAGCGGCTGAATTTGAAGCGCAATTAAGTAGCATTAAAGCTGTCAGTGGAGCTACTGAATCGCAAATGACACAACTGTCTGCTCTTGCAATTGAGATGGGAGCCAAAACGAAATTCAGTGCAACGGAGGCTGCCAGAGGTATTGAAGAGCTGGTTAAAGCTGGTGTGTCGATGACAGATGTTGTAAACGGTGGTCTTGAAGGTGCATTGAGTTTGGCGGTTGCTGGTGAACTTGAACTTGCAGATGCTGCGGAAATAGCTTCGACAGCTCTGAACGCCTTCAAAGCTGATGCCCTTTCAGTCCCGCAAGCAGCGAACATATTAGCAGGTGCAGCTAATGCCTCCGCAACATCGGTCGGAGAGTTGAAATTCGGACTCGCCGCTGTAGCATCAGTTGCATCTGGTGTAGGATTGTCTTTTAATGACACTACTACCGCGCTTGCTGCATTTGCTCAAAATGGTCTGAAAGGTAGCGATGCAGGAACATCCTTAAAAACCATGCTCATGAATTTATCGCCTAGTACAAAAGGCGCAGCTGAAACCATGATGGAATTAGGTATCATGGCGAAAGATGGCACGAATAAATTCTTTGATGCTCAGGGTCGCATCAAGTCGATGGCTGAAATAGCTGAAGTGTTAAGGACTTCACTGGAGAAGCTGAACCCACGAGATCGCGGAGATGCTTTGAAAGAAATGTTCGGTACGGATGCGATTCGTGCTGGTAACATTCTCTTCAAAGAAGGTGCAGCAGGAATTGAGGCTATGAGTGCGGCGATGAGCAAAGTAACGGCTACTGAGGTAGCTGAAGAAAAGCTTAATAACTTTAGGGGAGCCGTCGAACAGTTAAAGGGTGCGTTCGAAACGGCGCAAACATCGATAGGAACATTGTTCCTTCCTTCGCTCACGAGGTTAGCAAATGGCGTCGGCCGAATTGTTGATGCATTCAATTCCCTTCCTGCTCCAGTACAAAAAACCATGACAGTGATTGTGGTCGCCGCCGCAGCCTTATTATTGTTTATTGGTCCCGCAATGATACTACTTGGATTCATCCCAAGTATAGTAAGTGGATTCACCTTAATTGCTGGAGCTGTCGGAATGACGGCAGGTGCATTTCTCGGTGTGATCGGCACGGTGCTCGGAGTTATAGCGGCTATAGCAGGAATTGCAGTTGTGCTAACCCTCCTCTATTCAAGGTCTGAAACATTTAGGAATATTGTCCACGGTGTATTCACAGCTGTGAAAAACGTGGTCATGCAAGTCGTTGAAACAATCAAGCAGTTTGCTCTCGGTCTGTTTAAACAGATACAAGCATGGTGGCAGCGAGACGGAGAAATGATTAAACAAGCCGTAATGAATATCGTAAATGCTATCATCGGCGCATGGAAAGCGATACAGCCAGCTGTTTCGGTTGTCATGAATGTTTTAAGGTTTATCCTTGTTGGTGTTTGGAATAACATCAAATCTGTTATTCAAAGTGGCGTTGGCATCATTATGAATGTGATTTCAATTTTTGGTGCCCTCTTTGCTGGAAACTGGTCTAAATTGTGGAGTGAAGTGAAGTCATTGCTTTCGAATGCTTTAACGTTTGCTTGGAACCTTATTCAGTTAACATTCTTAGGCAGAATTTTAGGGCCTATTCGGGCGGGCATGGGATTCATTCGGGCGATTATATCAGCAGCCTGGAATTTTGTTCGAGGTATTTTTACTGGCTCGATTAATACAGTCGTTACAATCGTGAGAACTAGATTCACCATGATTCAGTCGCTAATAAATTTAGTTATGTCAGCCGTTCGAACCGTAATCACGACAGCTATGAATGTAATTCGTGGTGTCTTCAGCACAGTGCTAAATGTTATTCGAGGCAATTTCTCGGCTGCTTTCAACGCATTGCGTTCGATTGCAACATCTGTTTTTAACGGAATTCGCAGTATCATTCAAACTGTTTTAAATGCTGTTTTAACGGTTGTTCGAACTCGTTTAAATGATGTTCGAACGTTCTTTACAAATACTTTCAATACAATTTTAAGCACACTTTCATCCCTGCCAGGACGATTCATGCAATTTGGTAGAAGTCTGATTCAAGGTTTATGGAGTGGTATTCAAGGGGCTGCTGTTGGTTTAGCTGATAAAGTAGCAGGATTAATTGACAAAGTCGTTCCAGGACCAGTCAAAAAACTGTTAGGAATCAACTCTCCGTCAAAACTTTTCCATCAATTCGGTATGTGGACAATGGAAGGTATGTCTGGAGGGATTAATTCAGGAGCCGATCAAGTCGAGACGTCAGCAACGAATGCTGCTCAAAGATTGGCTAACACTTCCTTTGTTGCATATACAAAGGTTAAGTCAGATGCAGAGGAACTTGTTCCGAACGCATTGCAAACATCGGCTAGCAAGCCGAATGTACTTCCTGCTTTCGGTGGAAACAAGGGTTCGAAGGTTTCGAATATTAATTCGCAAGGTCCATCTATTAAGAATGAAGTCAACCTTCATGTCACTACTGAAGCACTAAGAGATATGGCTGAAGACGAATCGATTATGGACAAAACAATCGATCACTTAATGGAAAAGCTTGCAGATCGTTTGGATGAAGTAGCGATAAACTATTCAAAAGTAAATTTAGGGGTGATGGCTGAATGATTTCTATCAAGCACAAAGGCGGCGTTTTTATATTCCCTGTCTCCCCTGGCACAGCTGGATATACTGGTGGTGGTGGGAAATACGAGGATGTAAGTGTTTTGAGGATCGGAACCGTCCCATTTTTCAATGGAACAGAACTAAAAGAATTTTCATGGACATCCTTTTTCCCAGCATCACCTTCATACTTCACTGAAGAAAAAGCAAAATTCGACCCCTTAGCATCAAAAAAGCTCATGGAAAAATTAAGAGATAAAGGTGAAGTTGTCTTATTAATGATTCCTGACATTGATATTTCCATGAAAGTTCAGGTTCGATCTTTTGAGCCTAATCAAGTAAAACCTGGAGATATTGATTATTCTATAAAGCTTACGGAATATAGAGAAATTAAACTCAAGGAAACGAAGGTATCTGGGTCATCAAAGCCAAAGAAAGGGATAAGCAATCCTGGTCGTTCCCCTGCTCCCAAAAAAACACAGCCTAAAACTTATACGATTAAAAAGGGTGACACTCTTTCTCATATTGCGAAACGGCTTGGGTTAAGCTCTTGGAAGCCGCTTTATGACAAAAATAAAAAAGTCATTGGCTCTAATCCTAATTTGATTAAACCGGGGCAGGTGTTGAAGGTATGATCCGCGTGTTATCTGGAAGTGTTGATATAACAGAAGCGGTGAAGCCTCCGATACAGCTGGAAGACGATTTTAAAACTGGTGCTGTAAAATGTTCAATCGGCTTAAAAAAAGCAACTGGATTGAAATTGAAAGCGGGAGCTCCTGTCATTGTGGAAGTTGAAGGAGATGTTTGGTTCGAGGGTATCGTTTTTGATTTTAAAAGGAACCAAAACAAAGATATTTCCGTTATCTCTTTTGACCCGATGATTTATTTTGTAAATTCGAATGATGATTTTGAGTGGAGAAAGAAAACCGCGAAACAAATTATTTCAGAATTGTGCTCAAGGTATGGCGTTAAAGTGAAGGAAATCGCTAATACTCCCCATGTTTTCGACAAGGTATGGTTTAGGTCACAAGACACCGAGAGTGTTTTTGCGGTTATAGTAACAGTCCTCTGGGAAACTAAAAAGAGGACTAATAAAAAATATTGGCTTAGGTACGAAAGAGGTCTAAGGTGTTTTGAGAAGAAACCTCCTTCAAAAATCATAGTTCTTGGCCAAGGTCTTGAATCGAGCGAATATAGCGAATCGATAACTGACATGAAAAATCAAGTGAAGATTGTCAACTGTGAAAAGCAGATAACTGTAGTAAAAAAGGATTCAAAAGCGATTGCTGAATACGGTCTTTTAACTACTGTTGAAGAATTTAATGCAAAGACAAAGGCTGAAGCGGAAGCTTATGCTAGTAAGAAATTAGCTGAAACGTCAAAAGTCGCTAAAAAAATGAGTATGGCTCATATTCATAGCACGAAAGAAAAGCGTTTTTGGAGCGGTGATTATCTGTATGTAGCAGACCCTAGCGAAAATATTGTCGGGGGTTATTATATTCAAAACATCGGATATGAAATCCACGAAAACTTTGTCAAGTTGAGCGGAGAGTTAGCGTTGACCGCGGAGCTCCCTGCTCTTGAGTATAAAGGTGATGATAAGGATGGCAAAAAGAGCAGCTGAACGTATTTATGAACATATGAATGGCGGTCCCGTTGATCAAGGGATTTCAACGGCAACAGTAATAACTGATTCTCCGTCGGTTACGATTCAATTAGCTGGTGATACTATCGCATTGCCACTTGACTATTTTGTTTATCCAGAGGGACTTAAATTCAGGAAAGATGAAGTATTCCTCGCTAATCGCATTCGTGGTGCTACGAGTGGAGATAGCCAGTACGCTTTGCGGCCTTTAAATGAAGGAGTAATGCTCGGCATTTATGCGGGTTCGACATTCGACATTTTTAACACAACAATAAAATTGCCGAAAAAAGACGTTTTTAGTCCGTATCCATTGGTCCCTAACATTACGAATGTAATGATAATGCCCAATCGCTTTCCTACTCCAAAAGAAATATGGGTGGTGATCAATATATGGTAGAAAGGTTGTTGCCAGAAGTAGACTTCGATAGTCTTCTGGAAGAAAGTAACTCCGAACCAGAATTCGGAAACAAAACACCTCTATTCGATTTCGAAAAGAGAGAGTTTGTGACGGATGAGCGTGGGCGGGTTGTGACAGATGACGGATTAAAAGGTATGGAAACCATCATTGCGAAAGCGCACCTAACGGCTAGGGACGTTTATGTCATGTACTCGGATTCTTATGGAAGCGAGGAAAAGGATGTACTTGCTGCTGATTATCCTGACAAAATTAGAAGGATGCTAGTTAAAGAGGCTATTAGAGATTGTTTAATATGGGATGATAGAGTGATAGAGGTCTCCCCTATTGAGCTTACTAATGTTAAAGATGGCTATATTGCTAGATATACTGTGGCGACAATTTTTGGAGATTTAGAGATTGAAAGAGAGGTGACACAATGAGTTATCCAGCATGGTTCAATGAGACGGTTGATGATTTAATTAATCAGATGTTAGATGATGTCGATCCAGCATACGATAAACGCGAAGGTGGCTTTGTTTATGATGTTCTTTGGCCCATTGCAAATCAAAGGTCATTATCGCGCGAGGAGTTAAAGAATGCTATTGACATGGCTTTTGTAGCTAATTCTGAGGGAGATCAACTAGACCAAGCAATTGCTGACCGTTCACCATTAAGAAGATATTTAGAAGAATACGCTTATGGTTATGTGACGGTTTATGGAAATCCTGGAACTCCTCTAAATCAAGGAACAAGGTTTATGAGCATTAATTATAGCGATTCCCCATCGATTGAATTTGAGTTAAGGTCAGACGTCACGATAGGTGATTCAGGAGAAATTGATGTGTTGGTGCATGCGCTTGAACCAGGTGAAATCGGAAATATACCTCCTGGGACTATCGAGATCGCTTCCCCTCTGGTTGGCGTTTCTGCTGTCACAAATAAAAATCATTTTGACGGCGGGAGAGATCGTGAATCTGACACTGACTTTAAAAATCGCTACTTCAAATGGAGGAGCGAAAAAGGTAGCTCAGGCAATCGTGCGGACTATGTTAGATGGGCTCTTGAAGTCACTGGCGTTGGCGGTGTAGCTGTATTCCCGACGTGGAATGGCCGCAACACAGTCAAGGTTGTTCTTGTCGATTCAGATTTTTCTCCAGCTGATGACATCATCATACAAGCTGCAAGGGATTATATTGACCCAACATACGGACAAGGAGATGGGAAAGCTCCTGTTGGGGCGATCGTCACTATTGAATCAGCAACGCCGATTCCTATAAGAATCTCCGTCAAAGCATCTGCTGACGATTTAAACAGTGTTAAAAGTCAAATTAAAGAGTCTTTGAAAGGTTATTTAAAAGAAGTTAATAATAAGTATTGGGCTCAAACGAAAATTCCTACCGACTACAAAATTAGCTATTTAAAACTTGGGTCATTGATGGTTGATGCTGCTGGGGTTGATCAAGTAACAGACTTGCGCGTGAACAACAGCACGGATGACATTGTGATTCCTGCTGGCTCTGTAGCTCAACTAGAGGAGGTTGTTTTCGATGAATGATGTAATTTCTTTGAGAGACACTCTCCTTTCGTATGCACCAGAGTATTACCAGGACTCAAAGTTATACAAAAGCCTGATGTATGCTTCAGCTAAACAGTTGGTGGGCTACGAGAATGAAAAAAACGATGTGCTTGAGCAGCTCCATCCAGAAACAGCTACCTGGGGACTTGAACTATGGGAAAAGGACTTGCAACTATTTCCTTCGTTCGCTGATTCAATCGAAACGAGAAGAGCTCGTGTCATTTCTGAACTTTACAAAAACGAGGAAATGGTACGGCTAGAAATGCTAAATCGAATTGTAAATGTTTTTGTTCCTGCTAAAAATGCAAAGGTTCAATTAGTTGATGGTGGTGGCGCTTTTGAAGTTACATTACCAATTGGCCCACTCCCCTTCTTGTTTCATGAAATGAAGGCTACTATTGATGAAATCAAACCAGCTCATGTCGAAGCTCTTTATGAAGGCGAGATTGATGTAGGTGCTATGCGATTGACTGACGGTACTTATGCTTTCAGTGCGCAATATAAAGAGTGTGGGGAGTTTTCTGGAGAATCAAAGCTGCTAGACTACAAAGATGAAAATTTAAATGCTGTTAGTCGCATCTATTCTTTCCCTGTTGAGTTTGAAACAAGTGAGGCAAATTTGGAAATGTTTGAGGATGAGAGTTTGATTGAGGATAAAACTTATCGTTTTCAAGCATTCTATCAATATTGCGGCGAGTTAGAAACAATGAATGCTAGTCTTTCTCTTACTGAAAGCTCTAGTATCACTAAATGCATGGCTGTTGAAATTTCCGTGCCGTATCTTGAATGCGGTGAGTTTGAAGCTGAAGGAGAGTGATAAAACATGATAACTCCTGTATTTGTCGATTTATTGAAACAAGATGCTGTAAGGTATTTTAAAAAAGCGATTGTCACAATCGACGGTGTTGACTATGAATATCCAATCGACACAACCATAGTTAAAGAAAATGAGTTTAAACATTATATATATGTCCAGGATGAGCCTGTTGGCGTAATAAATAAAGTAGTAATGCTGGACGAGTTAGACCGAGAATTAATGATTAAGGAGCCTAATTTTAACAAAGGCGACGATGGATGGTATATAGCATTTAAAGTAAAAATTAATATTGAGGAGGTCGAGGAACTTGGAGATCAAGGAACTGTTGGATCAGATATTCAACTATGACCCTACCATTTGGCGTGATAGAGTTAGTGATCCAGAGGGCGACATCACGCATCCAGGTACAAAATTCACAGCAAGACGAGGCAATAAACTTGAGGATGCATCTAAGTTAGCTCACGACCGATTGAATAATGTTGTCATTTTTATCGATGAGCTGACAAGGCAACAAAAGAATTTACGCCTGGAATTCCTATTGCTAAAAGCCTCTGTCACATCAGGGCTTACAAGTAATATTTTTGTTGAAAACTTTGAGACAACTGACGATATTGTCTTAATAAATGGATTCCACGACCCAGCAGATCAAAAATTATACATCAGATAAGAAGGGAAATGTTTTGAACAAAGCAACAGATTTAATTATTTACAAGAAGGCTGAAACGCTGCTTAATGAGGTTTATCCAATTTTACGAGCCTTTCCTAAATCAGAGAAATTTGCGATATGCCAAGAAATCAAACAAGCTTTTTATGCCCTGCTGCGAAATATTATGCTAGCGAATAACATCAAAGCAAGAAAACGAATATATCAAGAAGAAGCTGATGCTTATATAAAGCTCCTTGTTGTCTTGTTTTCTGTGGCTAAAAAGCAACGATACATCACTCAGAAAAGGCATACAATGATTCAATTGAAAATTGAAGAATTAGGAAAGATACTCGGCGGCTGGATGAAATCATCATAACCTATTAGGGTTGCAGCTGTTTGGCGCTAACCGTGCTCTTCGCGGGAACAATTCGGCGCGGAACTGGAACAACGATGATGCTTCGAACCGCAACCCGAACTACGGCTGGCGTCCCGCCTTGTTAGTAATATTTAGATCGATGCGTTTACGGATTCATCGACACGGCCTCTAACTTCAAGGGAGCTGCAATCCTTCGTTCGTAGAACGTAAACACATGAATAGTCATTCTCGCCCAGCTGAAAGGAGCGGCCGAAATGGCGAAAAAATATGATCATTTATACGAGAAGATTGTCGATTTTGACAATCTTCTTTTTGCATATAAACAAACACTAAAAGGAGATAGGAAATTCCGTAAGGATGCTATTCTATTTTCTATGCTGGAAGATGCTAACCTAGTAAGACTTTGGAAAGAATTAAAAACTGGTAATTATAGAGTTGGTGAGTATATCAGATTCAAAGTTTACGAGCCGAAAGAACGCATGGTCAGCGCACCTAGGATCAAGGACAAGATTGTCCAATTCGCAACGCATACAGTCATAAAAGATGTTTACTCTAATGTGTTCGTATCTGACAGTTACGCTTGTCTTGAGGAAAGAGGAACTCATAAAGCGGTTGATAAAGTTCAGAAATATTTAAGAGATTGCGAGAGACTTTATGGTTACGGTTGGATTGTAAAAGTCGATGTGTCAAAGTTCTTTTATTCTATCGACCGAACGATTCTAAAAAGAATTCTTAGAAAAAAGATTGCGTGCCGTAAAACAATTTGGCTTCTTGATCAAATTATTGATAGCTCTCCAGAAGGAGAACGCGGAATCCCTCTTGGGAACGTCACTAGCCAAGATTTTGCCAATATCTATTTAAATGAGTTGGATCAATATGTAAAACGTCATCTTGGCATCAAGTGGTATGTGCGATATATGGACGATTGCGTAGCTATCGTGCAGACAAAAGAAGAAGCGCAGAGATTAAAGAAGCAAATGTGTCGATTCCTTCGTGTTCATTTGAATCTGATGGAAAATCCAAAGAAATCGCAAATATTCCCTCTTACTCAAGGGGTTAATGCTTATGGCTTTAAAATATGGACGACTCATAAGAAAGTCCGTGATCAGTCAAAAAGAGCGATGAAACGCCGCATCAAGGCGATGGATAGAAAGGTGAAAGGAGGCTCTTTAACCGTGAGTGAGGTCAAACAAGCTGTTGATAGCTGGATGGGCCACGCTCGACATAGCAACTCATATAATTTAGCTAAAAAAATCTTTGCTCCGTATCCATACATTAAAGTTGAAGGAGATGAGTATTTTGGCAAACGGAGATTTAATTAAATTAGGTACGCTGTATGTTGGCGGTTCAAAAATTGCACGGCCAACTAAACCTTGGAGAAATGATTATACACCACCAGGAGCACCAAGTTACGGAGATACTCCAAATTATACAGCTGGACAAACTATCGAAATTCGAAATACAGATGCTAGTGATGCTTATAAAATTCAATGGCGAGAGGTCAATATAGGTTCTAAGAAACTACTTGTAGCCGATCGCAACCTTTTGGTTAATATTTCATGGGACGACCTAAACGCTCAAAGTTTAGTGTTCGGCAAAACGATAACTATCGATGGCCAACAATATAAGTTGCGATTACTAACTGCCGGGACGGGTCCAAGGAGTGGAAGTGATTGGTATTCTGGTGGAACCCCAACAAATAATGAGTGGGACCAAATTATTGTTAATGAGGCTGGATATTCTGGCTTGCCAACCCCTTCATCATCAGATTTAGATACTAACCAAACATCAGTCGATTACAGCAGCGCCCACAATCAATACTGGAATTGGTTTTATATCTATTCTTGGGGACAAGAGACATATTCAGGAAATGGCGCTTACCGTGCTCTTCGCGCGCTCGATTCGGCGCGGTCCTGGAACATCGATGCTGCTTCGTCCCGCATCCCGTACTTCGGCTGGCGTCCCGCCCTTGAAGTTCTGAATAGTGCCCCCGTGATTTCTGGCAATGACCAAAATTTAGGGAATAAAGCAGCCCCATTTTCAACGACTTATTCAGTTTCTGAACCTGATGGCGATAGCATTACTATTGTTGAGAAGTTAAATGGAAGTACGATTCGCACAATAAACAATGCTGTTTCAGGTCAAACATATGAGATTGCACTTAGTATAGATCAGTGGGCTTCACTTCCACTCAATCAAGCGAGCACGATCACGATTGAAGCAACTGATAACAAAGGATTAAAAACAACGCGGACTTATACTTTCACAAAAACGAATACAGCTCCGACAGCCGTGATCGTGGAGCCGAAAGGTGACTTAGCAAATATTGCAATAGTCAATACAATCACGCCAGTGCTGGTGTTTCAGTTCCAAGACAGTGATGCAGGCGATCAACAGTCAGCGTATGAAGTCGTTATTCAAGATACAAATGGAAATCAAGTGCATACGACTGGAAAAGTGGCTTCAACTCAATCTTTCTTCCAGGTCCCTTCAGGAAAGTTGACATGGGGAACGAGGTACAAATGGAAAGTAAGATTGTGGGACAAGTTTGATGTGGCAAGTGCATATACACTTGAGCAATTCTTCATGCCGAATAGGCCGCCGAACGTAACGGATGTTCAACCAGGAAGCAGCGATCCGAATTCTCCTACTGGGTCGAGTGTAACGCCTGAAATAACATGGGCATTCTCCGACTTGGACCTTGAAGCTCAAGCCGCTTATCAAGTCAGAGTATTTAAAAAAGCTGATGATTCAATTGCCTATGATTCAAATAAAATCAATAAAAATCTAACTAAGCACGAGATTCCAATCGGTGTTCTACAAGAGGGAACTGAATATTATGCCGTCGTAACTGTTTGGGATACAAATAATCTTTCTAAACAAAGTGAAAAGGCTTATTTTCGTACAAATGCAACGCCAGCTGCTCCGACAGCTACTTTTCCAATCAATACCTACCGCACTGGACTAAAGCCTACTTTTGGAGCAGTAATTGGCACTGATCCAGAAAATAATGCGCAGCATTTTGTTATTGAAATTGCTGAAGATGTTAATTTCACACAAGGCGTTCTGAGCTTCTCTTCAGCAGAAAAACGTGAAGGTTGGCAAGTGAATGATGGAAATAACACGTATTTCGATATTCCAATTGGTGGTGTCAACAATAGCTACCAAGGTCGTACCATTCGCTATAAATCTCAGGTCGATCTCCAAGAAGGCAAAGCCTATTATTGGAGAATGGCAGCGATTGATACGTCCACAGGCGCTCGTGGAAAATGGTCTGTACCTCGATCTATCCGTTGCGGGAATACTTTGTTGTTTACGCTCAAACGACCGATATCTACAGGTACTGTAGCAGCTCGTCGAATATTGATTGCGCTTGACTATCTCTTACCTACTGACGGAGCGATTCCAGCAGACTTTACTATTGAAGTATCAAATAACGCGCTTGATATTGAACCTGTTTGGGAAGATGCGACTGAGCAATTCTTGGAAGCTGACTTTTATAACTTTACAAACTCAATAAAGACAGCTGAGAATTTTGCGTTAAATATCCGCGTTACATTCCGTGCGAATGATTCTTTAATGCCAATTGAATTGCGCGGGCTCGGCTTTAGCTTCGACTAATAGATGAGGTGATCCAAATGAAATCAATTACAAGCACTTCTCTTGAAGAACTTCGCCAAAAAGAGAAGGAAATTGAAATGAAAGAGCAGCAATTGCAGGCGATCGGCATTGAGTTAGCGCAAGAAAAAATTAAAAACGCGCAAAAAGACTCAGTTATTCAAATGCTCGGGCGTGAGGTTGCTATGTTAAAAATCGAAGTCATGACATTGAAAGAAGGTGAGGCATAATGGCATTCTGGAACTTGGCTTATAAAAGTAAATGGGTGACAGCCGACCAACTTCGTCTTGTTGTTAAAACAGATACGAATCCATTCGGAGAAATCACACAAGATGAATTCCAAACAATAACGGGTGAAGAATTTTAAATCTAATTTAAACACTCTTAAAAGGAGTGTAAAAACAGAGCGAGAGGACAATATCCTCTCGCTTTTCATTTTCACGGAGGTGTTAGCTATTATGAAAAAACCCGTCGCCGAAAAGAAAGATTACTTAATTTTGATTGGAGGATTCTTAGCTTCATTGAAGATGCTTTTAGCATCTTTGGGCTATGATGTCATTCCTAACGAATCAATAGATGCAATCGTAAATTTAATTGGTTTCGGAGTCGCTTTATATGCTGTTTGGAAAAACACTTACGTCAGCCCGAAAGGATTAGAACAGAAAAAAATCCTCAAAGACAACGGGTTGAAATAATTTAGGAAGGAGTGTTGATTTTGTCTGTAATAGTAAAAAAGAATCTGGTTCCGTCTTCTAAGTATAGTATTAAATGTCCTTTTTCAATGACGCCTCAATACATTACTATTCACAATACGGCAAACGATGCGAGCGCAGCAAACGAAATTGCTTATATGCTCCGCAACAATATGGAAATTTCCTATCATTTTGCTGTCGATGACAAGGAGGTAATTCAGGGTGTTCCGACAGATAGAAACGCTTGGCATTGTGGAGATGGCAATGGTAACGGAAATAGAAAATCAATCGGTGTAGAGATATGTTATTCAAAGTCAGGCGGCGAAAGATACGATAAAGCTGAAACGCTTGCGGTGAAATTCATAGCTAAATTATTAAAAGAACGTGGATGGGGAATAGATAGAGTGAAAAAACATCAGGATTGGTCGGGGAAATATTGTCCTCACCGCATTTTGTCAGAGGGTCGATGGGGTGCATTCCTGAAAGCAATCGAGAAAGAATTAAAAGACTCCAGCGGCTCAGTCGCTCAAGCTAAACCAAATCAACCTTCAAAAACCACAACAGGCAGCTTCAAAATTAAAGTAAAGGTTGCGGAATTGTGGTATTATAATAAACCAGATTGGAACGCAAAAAAAGCCACTGTTAAACGCGGAGAAGTGTTCACGGTTGTGGAGACGCTAACGGTGAATGGCTCTAAAATGTATAAGCTAAAAAGTGGGACATACATCACTGCTAATCCTCAATATGTTGAGGTTTTATAAAATTATAATGCCCTTCTCGGTTAGAGAGGGGCTTTTTTATTTTGCATTTTTAGTCATTTTAACCAGGTGACGTCATATATTTGTACTAGAAAACTAAAGGAGGATATGAATATGACATATAGACCCACAGTAAGGTATTCAGAGATTTATAAAAATTATGTAGAAGATGTGTTTAAAGGGACGAATCTGGATCGAAATCAAATAATAAGATTAGCCTTGTTTGTAGCAGCTCACTCAGATGAATATAGAAGTATTTTAAAAAAACATAAAATTGGTGACGTCCCTCTCCCCTACCCAGAGTGGGGGCTAGAAGAAGAGGCGTGCTGGAAAGAACAGAATTATACAAAGAAAATACGATCAGACGAAAAATCAGAAAAAGAGAAAGTGATTAAGCTCGTAAATCAAGGAGGTATCACTATTAAACTAGGTTAGTTACTTCTTTTTTGTATTTGCAGCTTTCGTACTTTTTGCGTAGCTTAGTGTTTTGGCTTTATCAGCTAGTTTTTTAGCAAGTTCTTTTGAAATCTCTTTGCTCATTTTAATTCACCTCTCTTGGGTTACAGTCATTTCCATATACAGCAATATTTATACCTCTCTTCCCTCTTTTCGTCGCCACAGAGTAACCAACTGACCAACCAACCCAGAGATATTAACTAATTATTGAGGAGGTTTGTGCATGAAAAAGAATAAGCACATAAACCCTGTTCTATTTTCCCCTCCGCGAAAGCAGAATTACACCGAAAGAAAAATAAGAAAGGACAAACTGCATGACATAAAAATCCCTATAACTGAGAGCATGGACCTAGTGTTAAGAAGAGAGTCCAGAAAGTTCTGGGGAGGCTCGAAGACAGCGGTTGGCACAGAAATATTTATTTTCGGACTAAAATCATTATTTAATTACCCAGAAGTTGCATATAAAGATAGTCCATTTACTGTTCACGTCAAAATTGACCATGATACTTACGAGGAGTTAGGCTCCTATGCATCTTTATGGAAATGCAGTGCAAGAAAGGCGGCTCACAGAATATTTGTGGAGGCTTATTTGAAAAAACAATACGGAGGAATTGCGCATGAAGAATTATAGCCAAGCTAGATTGTTAGAGCAGGAACTCTCTATGATACCTGGAGCAAAGGACTTTCTTGGCAAGCTTGTATATAAAATGCATAAATCATCGACAGTCCTACTTGTTGTCGAGGTTCCAGTGAATTTATATTTGAGAGCAGAAGTATTTTGTGAAGATATTCAAGATTTAAGCGAAACTTCTTTTGAACAAAACGACCTCATAAACCTTCTTTATAATGACTTTTTATTATTTGCTAAGAAGAACCCTGACCCGCAGACACTCTTTAAAATGCTGACGTCAATAGATTCTGTATCAGCGAGAGAAAGAACATTTGTTAATGAAGAAAATAGCTCTGTATATAAAGCTATTTATACGGAGAATAGAGATGTTCCGATGCAGGAGTTGCATATAAGAATGCGAAGGAAGGCGGCCCTCAGAGGAGAGGTGTTATTAGCTGACATGGAAGAGGTCTACCCTAATCACGGATATACTCTTGAAAAGGTATTCGAACTTTTATACAGAGACTTCATTGATAAGTTTCGAAAAGGTGACAATACCGAAGCAGTAAAAGCTATTTTATCACTACTTTCGGACGATGAATAA